TAAGATCACTTCAGATGATGAAGATGAAGATGATGCACTCTCATACTTCCAAAAATTGGCTGAAGAGTGATTATTCGTAAAGTCTAATATTATCACCACGTTTTAGGGTGCTGCTCACATACTGAGCAGCACCTCTTTTATATGACATAAATCCATCCAAATCATTAAAAATTACATTAAGATATTGTGGTTTAAGTACGAAAATATTTCTTTTATCATTTTCAATTTTTGTTTCATACTCATAATTGGTTACTGGAGTGAGTATTTGTGTTGATGGAAGAGTAGTATAATAACCAAGTTTATCATCATAATACTCATAATAATAGGCATTCCCAACTCCAATATTTCCTTCAATTGTAAAAATAACTTCTTCTTTTGCAGATGTACTTAAAACTGGATCTGCAACAGATGGAACTGATGGAAGTTCATAAGTAAAAGAAATTGCAGTATCATCGAAGGGAGCAACAACTGAAGTTACTGCAAATCTTCCATTAAAAACATTTTCTGATACATTGGAGATTATTACTTGAGATCCAACAGTCAATCCTTTGATACCATTATTCATAGTAACAGTAACGGTTTTAGTTGCCCTTCCACCACTTCCTGCAAAGATTTGATTAATTTTTGTATTAATGACCTGAATGAAGTTTCCATTAGTTCTCCAGGTATTTGGCATTTTTAAACCACCAGAAAGAATTGCAACTCCAGATGAGTTTCTAGTTTCTACAGTTTCATAATGATGAATTCCATTATAGAGTTCATCATAAGATCCATATTTTTCCAAAAGAATCTGATCAAGTGATGTTTGTGGAAGTGGCCATTCTGATTGGATATTTAAAATATTATTTGAAAGAAGAACTACCCAATCTAAAGTTTCATCATTATAAAATTTATATGCAACATTATCTGGTCTTTCATCACCAATAATTGAATATTTTTCAAAGAAAGATAAATTGCCGAAAATATCATCTTTTAACTTTCCACGCTTAAAAAGATTTTTAACGGGAATATATTCAGAGATATATTTGTCTTCTGAATTTCTAGAGACGTAATCAAAATCTGGAACTTGTCTGAAGTATGGTTTTGCCATTTTAGTATCCTACTCCGTTTGAATCATCTCTATCATATTCATCCTCATAAATTGGTTCAAGTTCATTAAAAGTGAGTGATAGTGCATATGACACCATACTACTATCATCATCATTGTATGTCATATAAGAACCTGTTGGGGTATAGTCAACACTGCAACTTACCAAGGCACAGGTCTTTATTTTATTTAAAGATTTATGTTCTGTTTTTCCTCTATTCATATATTCAATATTGAATATATTTGGAGATTTAAGAAAAAGATTTGTAGTTGATCTTTGTACTGCGCTTCCTTGTTTAAAAAATCTAATAATTTTTCTTACTGATTCAGATTCTTCTTGATATCTTGGTGATAATTTAAAGGTAAATGTAAATTGTCTTAATTGTGGACCTTGAAAAAGTAACTCAAGGTTGTTATTAAACATTGCACCAGTAAGTCTTGTTAGGAGACCTTTTGTACCTGTCGCTTCCTGTGCAGCGGCTGCTATAGCTGAGTTTACTAAAGCAGTTCCTTCTAATTTTGCTACGTTTCCTAGTTTATCTATTGATCCTGAAATGCTCCCAGTATCAATGGTTTCTAAAACTGAACTTCCCGCTGCCATACCCAACATTCCCATTTCCAATCCATTCCAATTTACAGAATTAAAATCTCCTATAGAAGGTTGAATGGACATTGTAACACTACCTTGTATTTGTGTTTCTCCTTGAGGTAACTTTCTTTCTCCAAGACTGAAACTATTTGGTTGGGTAGTCTTTACTCCATAACGAATCATTGTAAACTTGATTACATCAGAACTTGATGTTCCAATATCTTGTGGATAATATAAATTTCCATATTGCAATCTGGGAGGCCTTCCAGGAATTCCTTCTTCTAAAGTTTTTAGATTATTTGTGGTAAATGGGTCTGTAGTAGAACCCACTTGATCCCCTACAGGTGGAGTTGGTGATGTTGGAGTAACACCTTTTGATTGTGCAGAGCTAGTCAAAATACCATTCATTTTATTTTGAACTTGCTTACTCGTTGTACTATTCCAACTACCACGCCCGTCAGCTAGTTCTTGAAGACTATTATATTGCCTTGGATTTTGTGTTCCATCTTTAACTCTATAGGTTATTTTTCCATCAGTTTGAATTGCATATTGAAGATTTTTAATATTAAAATCTGTTGAAGTACTATCGGGAAAAACATCAACATAACCTGATGAATTTGTTTCAGTTATAGTTGTAAATGGACTTGTATTATCTCTGTTATATGCAGAACTTATAACACCGACTCCAGTTCCTATGCTTGGTTTCGAAACTTGCCAAACATAATTTTGCCCCGCCATCAGAACTCTCCCCCATTTACAGAAGGACTAATCATCTCAATTTTTTGTAGAGTATGAGACATTTATGAGAGAGTTTTTATTTATTTAGACGGAATTTTGCATAAGGTATTGAAAGTAATTCATCTAACTCATTGTACTTAACAACGTGAAGTTTTCCAGCAACTTCTTCCCAGGTGTATTGTCTTGATTGTCTCCAATGAAAATTAATTGCTTTGAACCCCCACTTCTGAAGTTCAGTACAAGCAATCAATGGGTGTTGATCATATTCAATTTCTGGAGTTTTTGGATTATAAAGAAAGGTATAAAACTTACCTGGTTCTGGATATAATACTTCTTCCTTTAATGCATCCATTATCATCAACATTAAGTCTTCTGGATCACTGGTTCCACTTTGGGCAATTTTTCTTTTGAGTTCTCTGACTCTTACAGTTGTTGATGCTTTTTCTGTGTACTGCCCAAAACCTTCTGCCATTATTTAATTCCCAATTCCTGCTCGGTGATTACTTTAAACTCAAGCATTCTATCCGCACACCACTCTTCTGCCGCTTTCCACTTTGCCTGATTGACTGCATAAGTTCTACATTCGTGAAGATATGATTTAGTCACTCTTGATCTTTGCTTTGGAGGAAGTGTTTGTTTCTTGGGTTTTACTTCAATCACATAAGTCTTAATTCTTCCAGACTCTTCTTTTACTTTAATAAGATAGTCTGGAAAGTATCTATGAATCCGATTATCAACTGGAGACACATAAGAAATACAAAACTCTTCAGACGCCCAAGAAATTATACTGGGATTATGATCACAATAATAACAAAAGCGTCTCTCCCAACTGCTTCTGCAAATGATGTTTGATGCATCACCTTGATATTTTTCTGGATGAGATGGTTTGTAGATACTCTTAATACTTTCTGCCATTTTCCAGTATACATAATATATAACGGTCAATAAGTATTTATAGATGCCTTCACCATCACCTATAATCAAAGGATTGGATTCCATAAAGCATCAATTATTAAGGCCTGCCCTTACCTCACATTTTCAGTGTTGGTTTAATCCTCCACCTGCAGTGAGAGATTGGGCTATAAAAAAAAGAAATAGTGGTGCTGGTGCATCGTATGATGAAGAACTTTTTTCTTTACTTTGCAGTGAAGCATCACTTCCAGGATCTTCTTTAGCAACGATTGATATTGACAATGATTATCATGGAGTATCCCAAAAAAATGCTTATCGTCGTGTTTATGACGATAGAGCAGATTTTACTTTTTACGTGGATACAGACACTCAAGGAAATGGTGTCAATAATTATACGGTTATTCAGTTTTTTGAAAATTGGATTTCTTATATTGTAAATGAGCAATTTACATCATCTCAAGGAAATCCGGGAATTGAAGATCCAAATTATACATATAGAGTTAAGTATCCAAGAGGAAATGATGGTTATAAATCATCAGCAATTTATATCAATAAATTTGAAAGAGATTTTAATGGCAGATTTCTTCAGTATAGATTAATACATGCATATCCAATTGCTATTAATTCTATGCCAGTTTCTTATGATCAATCTAGTCTTTTAAAATGTTCTATTTCATTCAACTATGAAAGATATTTGGTCACTACTAATCCAAATCTCCCATTAGCAAAACCAGGAAAAAACCCAGAAGAACCAAAACAGAGTTTTGGAGATCCAGGTCTTGAATCAGCATATCAAAGATTGAACGAAACTGAAAGGAGTGGTATATACACTCCATATAATAATCCCTTTTTATACTAAACTAAATAATCACACCTGAAGTTTTTATAGGATATTATGCCTTTACCAAAAATTTGTACACCAACATATGAGTTGGAATTGCCTTCTAGTGGACAAACAGTTAGATATAGACCTTTTCTTGTAAAAGAAGAGAAATTACTGTTGATCGCTTTGGAGTCAGAGGATACTAAACAAATCACTACAGCAATTAAAACAGTTATTAAAAGTTGTATTGAAACTAAAAATATAAAGGTAGAAAATTTGCCAACATTTGATATTGAATATTTGTTTTTAAATATTCGTGGTAAATCTGTTGGTGAAGAATTAGAAGTAAATATCATCTGTCCTGATGATGATGAGACCACAGTTCCAGTAAAAATTAATGTAGATGATATTAAAGTTCAAACAAATTCTGAACATAATAAGCAAATTAAACTTGATGAAACTTTAATGATGGATATGAAGTACCCATCATTAGAACAATTTATTAAGAGTAATTTTGATCTTACAAATCAAAATAATATGGATCAATCTTTTGATCTAATTACTTCTTGTATTGATAAGATTTATAATGAAGAAGAAGTTTGGGCTGCGGGGGATGTGACTAAAAAAGAACTTATGGATTTTCTTGAGCAAATGAATTCTTCTCAATTTAAACAGATTGAGAAGTTTTTTGAAACAATGCCAAAGTTATCACATAAAATTAAAGTAACAAATCCAAAAACAAAAGTAGAAAGTGAAGTTGTTTTAGAAGGGCTATCAAGTTTTTTCGCATAGCCCTGGTCCATATGGACCTACAAAATTACTTTAAACTCAATTTTTCTCTAATGCAATATCATAAATATTCATTAACAGAGATTGAAAATATGATGCCTTGGGAAAGAGACATTTATGTAATTCTTCTCAAGCAACATTTAGAGGAAGAAGAACTTAAGGTACAACAACAACGATAAATGAACTCAGTATCCGAAAAAATAGATGAAAGAATTCTAAGGCTACTGGGTCTTGAAGATGTTTTTGACTTAGATTATGATACTTATTTGACAGAATTAAAAGATGCAATGGTCAGGGGATCATTTGGAAAAAATAAAATTCCTGATGAAGAACTTGCATTACTTGCAAATGAAAGAAAAAGAATAAGAGGGAAGAAAGGGCGTTTTAAACCGAAAAAAGAAAAACTAACAGCTAATAAAGTTGCAACATCAAAACTCTTAAAACCATCAATAAAATCTTCACCAAAACTTATAAAACCAAAAAATATTCTAGGTAAAGATTCCCTTGAATTATCTGGTGGAGTTGGAAGAGAAATTCAAGATATAACTCAAAGACTTGATCAAATTTTAAAAGGTCTTATTGAACAAAATAAGATTGAAAAAAAATCTGCGGAAGATAAGAGAAAAGAAAGAGAGGATAATAAAAGAGAAAGAAAAGAATCAAGATTGGAGGGTGCATTAAAACCAATAGTAAATGCAGCAAAGAAAGTATTAGCACCAGTTCAAGGAATTTTAGATAAGATTGTTCGTTTTATTGTATTTACTGTTCTTGGAAGAGCATTTAAATTGTTTATGGATTGGTCAAGTGATCCAAAAAACAAACAAAAACTTGAAACGATTGGTAGATTTTTAAAGGATTGGTGGCCTACTTTACTTGGCGCTTGGTTTTTATTTGCAAATCCTCTGGGTAGATTTATAAGAACTGTTGTTGGGACTGTTTTAAAATTAACTTTTAAGATCGGAAAATTTGCAATCCCAAGATTACTTTCTTTTATTAAAGCAAATCCTTTAGTTGCTGCTGGAGCAGTCACAGGAATTGCTGCGGGTGCTGGTTATATGATGGAACAAAATAGAATGAATGAAATTTCCAAAAGGGAGGGAGCAGAACCCGAAAAAAGAGGTCAAGGAAGTTGGTGGAATGAAATTGGTAAATCATTTAATCCAGGACAACTTGGAATGGGCGGAGTGTCTCCATTAGGACTTGCTCGTGGCGGATCTGTTTTTAGTGGGATTGTTGGACCAAATAGTGGTGTAACCGTAGGAGGAGCAGGTCCAGATACTCAATTTTTCCCAGTTGAGGGTGGCGGCGGAGCAGTTCTTCAGAAAGGAGAATCTGTTCTTCAAGTAGGTGCTCGTGAAAGAATGATACAAGAGGCTGGAATTGATCCTCTTGCTTATAATGTTGGTTCTAATGCAAATAAACCAAGATCTGTTGGCGGTAATGTTTTTGCAAGACAATTTGGTGGAGTGATTAGTGCTTTTAATAATGGTGGATCAATAGGAAATAATCCAAACTTTTGGACACTTGCTGCGATTGCTGGAAAGGAAGCAGGACATGTACCACAAGGTCAAGCGGATGTTGCACAATCAATCTACAATCGTGCGATGTCTGGAATATATCCGGGTGGAAAAGATATTAGAAAAATAATAACAGCGCCAGGTCAATATCAACCAACATTTAAAAATCCAAATGCTTGGAATCAAATTAGAGATAAGAGTACAGCAGCAAATGTTGTAGGAGATTCTAAATTGGTTGATATGGCAGCTAAGAGTTTAATGAATCCTACACTACAAAGAAACTCTGCAAATTATATTGGATCTAGAACTGACTTTATGGGAGAAAGTCAGAAGAAAAATATGAAACCTCAAAAGGGTGATATAACAAGAGGATCTCGACATAATTTCTTTGGATGGTTTACTAATAACGGGTACAAAATGAGACTGCCCAAACCAGCTCCAGTTCCTGGTTTTATTTCATCAGCAAAACAGCAAGAACCTCAAGAAAAACAACAACAACCAAATATGTTTGAAAGATTTACTTCTGGTGTTTCTTCTATGTTTGGAATGCAAAAGAAACAAAAAGGTGGGGCGATTAATATTGGAGAAAATTCAGGATCTGATTATGGTCCAGATGGAAACCGATTAGAGGGAGCAGATAGGCAATATTTCCCTGGTTATTTTGTACAACCAGGAGAATCAAAATATGTTTTTACTAAAACAGCAACTGAAAGAGGGGCAGTTGATCTTGCTAATTTAATTCAAGCAAAGTTAGATCCAAACTCTGCTGCTGCAATGAAAGGTAAATACACTTTATCCCCACCGAAAAGAGGTAGAGGTGGGATACAAGTTCTTCCTCCAATTAAAAAGTCGGGAGGAACTGTAAGTAGACCTGGACAAGCACCAGAAACAGTAGTTCCTTCATTCTCTATAGTTGCTCGTGCTGGATATGAAACTAGAATGAAAATTGCATCTACTTGTGGGTTAACATAATATGGCAATCAACTCTCAAAAACTTCTTCCATCATCAAAAATAACTTCTTCTTCTATTGTAAAGGCTGCAAAGGTAAGTTCATCTTTATATAAAAAAAGTGGAGATTTCAAATCAAAAGTAAGTAATATTGAGAGTGCTAATGGAATTATAGTTATTAGGAGAAAGGTTATTGATATTGCAAATTTAGTAAGTAGTACTAACTTAATTAAAGTAAAATCCTTAAAAGAAGATAAAAAAGAAAGTGAAAATAAAAAGAGAGATGAAAAAGAAAATAGACTTGAGAAGGAAGTTGATAAGAACCTACCAAAGTCTTTAACCGTCAATTTACCAAAACTTGGATTTCTGGATGCTATTAATCGCTTTATAACATTTACATTACTTGGATGGGCATTTAAAAGAATTTATCCTTATCTTCCACAAATACTCGGTGTTATTAAAAAATTAGATCCAGTAATAAAATTTCTAGAATCATTTACAGGAAACTTTTTTAAAGGTGTTGTAGACTTTATTGATTTTGGTTACAAAGCACACGATACTGTAAGAGATTTTGCAAAAAATCTTGGTGGAGAACCATTTCAAAAGACATTCGATGACTTTAGCAAGAACTTAAACACCTTTGTAAATCTTGCATTAGTTGCTGGTATGCTGGCAACTGGTGGAACTGATTTTTCTAGAAAGGATTCTAAAGGCAAAAAACCAAGTGATCTTAAGTCATCCAGATCATTTGGACAGAGATCAATACTTTCCAAAGGACTTGGAAGATCTGCGAATAGATTGTCATTGAGAATGTTGGGTAGGGCAGGAACAAGAGTTGCAAAGGGCATTTTTGGTAGAATACCCATCATTGGTGGATTGATTGACTTTGCATTCTCTCTTGCTATGGGAGAGAAACCAGGAAGAGCGGCCGCTAAAGCAGTTGGTGCAACAGTTGGTTCTGCACTTGGAACTCTTATTCCAATTCCTTTTGCGGGTACAATTCTTGGAGGTATTCTTGGGGACATTGTAGGTGGTGCTCTTTATGATACTTTAACTGTGAATAAACCTAAAAAAATGGCCACTGGAGGTAAAGTTACTACAAGAAAAGGAAAAGTAGTTGGTGGTAGAGTTAGTAGAACAGTAAGAAAAGTATATACTGCACCAATACCAAAACAAATAAAACCAGGATCATCAGTTGGTGGTGATAAAAAAATTAAGGAACTTTTCCCAGAACCACCAAAGGATCAAACTGGAAAGATGATGAATTCTTATGGATTCTTGACTAATACCTCAAAAAAATTAGCAAGTATTCCTTTTCTTGGTTCTATTTTTAACATCTTTGGAAAAGTATTATTAGGAGATTCTCCAACAAAAGATGATTATAGAATTATTGGTTCTTCTATGAATGCTTGGATTAATAATGCAATCTCTAAAGGTGCTCTTCAAGGTAATTTGATGAGTGCATTTGCTGATGGTGGCATTATTGATATTGAAACTCAGATGAAAAGAGATATTAGTGGATGGGTAGAAAAATCTGTTGAAGAATTAATAAAAAATAAAGTAACTGATGCAATCAATGAGTTAAGAAAAAATCTTGGAATGGAACCTTTAAGTGGAACTGAAGGATCAACTTCTGGAGGCAAAGGAGAATTTTCTCCTACAGGAATACAAAAGGACATATATGAGTACTTATTATCTAAAGGGTTAGATGATAATCAAGCTTTAGGTATTATGGCCAATATCCATAGAGAAAGTGGATTTAGAGTTGATGCTAGACAACCAGATGGTCCTGGAGTTGGATTATTTCAATATTCAAGTGCTGGAAGAAAAGATGCATTCTTGAAATCAGTACCAGATTGGACGACAAATTGGAAAGGTCAGATTGATTTTGCTTTAAAGGATGATGTGGGCCCACAGTTTTTCCAAGTAAAGTTTTCTTCTCCACAAGAGGCAGCAGATTGGTGGATGAGAAAATGGGAAAGACCTGCTGAATATATTCAAAATACTAAGGGACCAAAAATACACAGAGAATATTTGGAGAGTGTTCCTAGAAATAAAGGAGGTAAACCAAATTTCCCTTCAAACATTAGTCTTGGAACTGAACGTGGAAGTCTTCAACTCGCAAAACAAATTGCTGAAAGTATGGGAGTTCCTTTGTTTTCTCACGTAAGAAGAGGTGATCCTAACAGTTATCATTATGATGGTCGTGCTATGGATTTTTCCAATGATGGTGTAGGTCGTGGAACTCCAGAACAGCTAAAACTTGCAAAAGAATTAGTAAAAAGATTTGGATCAACTGCTAAAGAAATTTTTTATACTCCATTGGGATTTAGTATTAAAGACGGTAAAAAAGTTTCGCCGGTTGCAGCCTCTGGTCACTATGATCACGTTCACGTTGCATTTAAGAAAGGAGGTGTAATAGGGGATCAAAAAATAAAGCCAATTCAATCTTATGCTTCATATGAAGATGATGGTAGCGGAATGCAAGTAGCAATCCTCCCCATTATTATTGAAAAGGAAGTACCAGTATCTACAAATAATAGTAGATTTAATTTTCCTGGTGGGGTAAATAGAAATGGTATGTACTCATCAAGAGTTTCGATGACATAAAATGAGTGTAAACAGACAGGCACAATCATCTAATATAACAACGTTTGATATTTACTCAAACTATGATAATAAGTCTTCAATTTCTGCATTTGGAAATATTGCAGAACTTCATTTATATGAAAGTATTCTTGATAATACTGTAAGAGCAACTGCAGTTTTTGCTGATACTGGAAATCGTGTTGGTGAAGTGGGAGAATCTGCGTTAGAAAGAAATGACGTTCAATTAACAGCAGGTGAAAAAACAAATCTAGTCGTAGAGGATAATTATGGCCAGTCTCTCAAGTTTGTTGATGATTACCAATTAAGAATTAAAGAAGTTAGAAATATTATTGAACACAATAAAAAAGTAGTCTTTACGATTGATTTCTATTCGAAAGAATCTATTGATAATGAACTTGTAGAAAATAGAGTTGTAAAAAGATATGATGGAAAAATAAGTGATTCTGTATATAAAATCTTAAAAACAGATTGCATTAAAACTCCAAAGACTGTAGATATTGATCTTGGATTAAACAATTATAATTTTTTAGGAGGAACTGAAAAACCTTTTGATAAACTTCATTTACTAGCGTCAAGATGTGTCCCTGAAATTGAATCTGCTAAAGATATTCTTGCAGGATATTTTTTCTATGAAACTGCCGATAATGGAAAGGGAAGAGGTGGATTTAAATTTAAATCTATCGATAAACTTTTTCAACAAAAACCAGTTAGAAAATTAATATTTAATAATACCACTTCAATTCCTCTTGGATATGATGCAAAAATTTTAGAGTATTCTTTTGATAATACTGTCGATCTTCAACATCAATTACAGTCTGGTGGATTATTAGCAACTCAATTGAAAACGTGGAATCCTTATGCTCAATCTTATGAAAAGAGTGATTTTAACTCTGCAAAACAATTTAAAGAATCAAACACTGGTGGATTAGAGCAACCAATCATTGGAAAAGATATTGACTTACAAGAAAAATCTACAAAAATATTTGTAAGACCCAAACCTATTGGTAACTTGCCTTCAGGAAGAGATGTGAAACAGCAACTCGAAAAAGCAAAAGAAGTTAATTTTGATATTGATGCTATTTTAAGACAATCTACTATGAGATATAATAATTTGTTTACTACCAAATTATCAATCGCAATTCCTGGTGATTTTGGATTAAGCGCAGGTGATTTGATACACTGTGATTTTCCTGCAGTTTCAGTGAGTGATAATCAAGAGATTAGTTATAGAAAAAGTGGACTATATATGATAGTAGATTTGTGTCACTTTATAAGATCAAATCCAGGACAAACATTTACTAGATTAAATCTTGTGAGAGAATCCATCGGTAGGAAACCTTTCTAATATGGACAGAACAATTCAACAACACATAAATGATGATAAAAATGAATTGGACAATCCAAGTACCAACAGCCAACGTCGCAGACATTTAGAAGGCGAACTTGATGCTTTGGAAAAATATCAAGTTCATCATCCAGATGATGAACACGATCCAACTCCACTAGAACTTTTTTGTGATTCTAATCCAGATGCTCTTGAATGTAGAATATATGAAGACTAATGAATGAAGATAAGTTTATAACCTGGAGAGGTCAAATTGTTGATGATAAAGTATGGAAAGACAACTCCATAGTAAAAAAGTGGAAAGGAACAAATAACATCCCAGGATGGGGTGATCGATATAGGGTTCGTGTTATTGGTAGAGAAACAGAAACTCAAGATATATCTGATGATCAACTTGAGTGGGCAACGCTTTCCTATCCAGTAACAGCAGGAAGCGGTAGTGCAGGAAGTTATCAAACAGCAAATTTAAGAAAAGGATCTTTTGTGTGGGGATTTTATGAAGATCCTGATGCAAAATCTGGTCTTGTAATTATTGGATGTTTTGGTAATAATGATCAAACAAGATTAGCACAATCCATTCCTCTTAAAGGATTTGTTCCTTTTAGTGGATACGTTGGCGAAAAAGTTTCTGTAAACGATATTCCAGGAGAGGGATCTACAGAAACTAATCCTAGAGAAGTATGTACATTAAATGGTAATCTTGAAGATGTGT